CGTCAGTCATGCTCTTGCACGACCCATCCTCTCTCAGGCTTATGGCGATCTTGTCCCGTATGATCCTGATATCATCCTCAGCTATTACCAACTCAGCGTCAAGAACCCCCTTGTAAGAGCTAAGAAGATCCTCTACCGCCACAACCTCCCTCTTTAGGTTCTCCAGTTCCAAAACCATAGAGTTGTCGTTCATTCTCTTATATTCTAGAACCTTCTTAGACACCTCTTCGCAGATACCCATGATCTCCTTCTCCCGTTCCCGGTTTATGACGTACCTGATGCTGTATTCGGCCATTTCCTTCAACGAGGATATGATCTCTCGTATACCCATCTTGTTTTCGGCAGAGAAATTGGCTTTTAATAGCATCTCCATTCCCTTTATAATGACAAGCAAATAGTTTTTCCTTAATCTCATGATTAATAAGGTGTTTCGTCATGTACTACATTGAAATCATCACTGGGAGGTATATATTGATGCTCCAAAGGTATCCCTGGGGGCGGCGGTAATGTAACGACTGCCGTATCCGGCCTGCCGCTACCTACAGGGGCATCCGAGCCTCCTGGTCTTTCTTGGCGTACCACACCTCCGTCAGGATAATATCGCTCATATCCTTTCATGATATCCACATGTATAGCCTCAATCTCTTCTAACGATCTCTGACGGACTTTTACTATATGATGGAATATAAGTCCATCTACACGGAAAGAACGCCTTGATTCACTCTTAAAACGTTCCAGATTAGGATACCAGCCTTGCGGGAATTGCATGTATGATGAATAGCCGTATCTCTTTGGAATATTCAACGCTACCATAGCTGTACACAATTGCCCCAATGTATCTGATTGATAGAAATCAGATTGTTTTGGCATATGATCCTTAGGATCCCGTCTTCCCTCAATATCACGGTTAAGTTGTGATATTATAAGAAAGAATATATTGGGGAAAGTTCTTTTAGCTATATTACACATGGTTATCAGGCTATCTATATTCCTCTTAGCGTCACCCGTACCTTGTATAAGAGCTGTATGATCTATGGATACAAATACCATTTTCTTATCCTTGTTCGCTGGCATATAACTATTCCATAAGAAGTTCTGAAGCTCGTCTACTGTCGATGGTTTAGGGATGTATGTTATTCTGCTGGAGTTTTCCTCCTTAAGACATTTCTGCATTTCCTTTATCTCTTCATCAGACATCTCGTTAAGGAGAATATCTTGTATATCCTTTCCCATTTTTTTTGATAGTGAACGTAACATCAAATCCTCTGGATTCATTTCAAATTCACATCTGAGCCATACATAATCATCAGCTTGGGGATTGATATTAACATTCATTACATTGCTCATAATCTTCTGAGCCAAATAAGACTTGCCCACTCCGGGCCTAGCGCCGATAGCCACCGCATGTTGTGGGTAGAACCCGCCCAGCAACGCCTTGTCAAGATAAGCGTATCCAGTACGAGCCGGGAGAAGCTCTCCCGACTGATACTTTCTTATCCTCTCATAGGCATCCATGATAATCTCCTTGGATGACCTCCATATCCTATCCTCACTCATCCTCTTGCGTTTCTATCGCCAGCCGTATCGGATTTAGACCCTCTGTTAGCTGATCTTGATTTATATCTAAGTCCTTTAGCCGTATGGCATAAATCCTTTCCCTTCCGATAGGCTTTACCTTTCAACTTATCGGTCTTGTAGTTCTTGCGACCCAACTCCCGTCTCTTGGCTTTCTGCTCAGGGCGGGCGTTGATCTTCTTATCCGTCTCGGCTTTCTTTCTTCTGGCCTCCGGATGTGTCCTATAGTATTCAGTCGATCTCCCCATCCTCGTCCTCCTCGTCATAATTATAATCCTCTACGATAATATCCTCTCCATCTAAATATGAGGCTTTATCTCCGAGTCTGCTTCTCATGCTCTCGTAAGGATCATCTCCGTCCTTTATCTCCCACACACATACGTATGGACCTATTATATCACTAAGCATCTCTGCCCGGTTCTCGCTGATGCCTTTTTCTATCATCTTATCCTTGCAATAAGATTTGTTGTACACCGATCCTCCAACATAAAATTCTGTTGGCTTATGAATAAAAATTACTTTCATTTTTTATTCTATTGATATTATTGCCCAAATTTATTTGTTTTCACCTACATAATCTCCATAACTCATGTCTGTATCACAGACTACCGTATTGGTTGTATTGTCTACCACATGAAACAGAAACTCCGGGCATCCGTGGCAGGCGTTACTCCCGATCGCCACCGCTCCGTGCCTAGAGCAAGCCTTACCTATCGTGGTACCCTCATGTATCTGTATATGGTTCTTCCCATATACCTTGATATGTCTCATAACATTAAGCAATGATAATAAGGACATCTTATACGGAGACACATGCTCTTCTGGTATTCCTAGCTCACTGGATAACTCTTTGTAAAAGTTTTTCCTTTCATAACTCGACTCTTTCAAGAACCTATCGATCTCAATAGCTGTTATATCCATGGCCCTAAGAAGCTCTGGTTTCGCCAATCTCCCTACTGGTTTACCCATCGAATCAGACCTCATCCAAGCCCCACACTTCTCGCACCCTACTTGCTTCCCCTCTACCGTATTTATCATAGTGGACGGGTTCTTGCAGTATGGGCATATGGACCCGTTTAACATAGCTTTCTGGGCTAAAGACAATTCTTTCATACCGTCTCCTCCATCTTAACATTAAATAGATTGCAGAATCTATTAAAATTCTTGTTTTCTATTTTCATGTCCTCCTCATACCTGTCAACCGATTTGATGAAATCATTATAACAGTCCTCGCACATCCATTGATTGATTACTGCTACATAATAGCCCACGGATGTAGGTCTATTACACATATCGCAAATACCTAAGCACCCATATCTGGTAAGCTTATCTATCATCTCCTGTCTTGTTATTTCAAGCACCTTGAATCCTTTGTAATTATCAACTACCTTTGCCATTATTGTAAATTTGTTTAATTATAAAATAATCCGCTATATCCATCCCCTCATCTATATTGGGTTTTGATTCTAGAAAATCACTTATCTCTATATTCATCCCCCTCATATCCTTGTCTACCTTCTTTCTCCATTCGTTGAAAGCGTCGCCCTTATCCGGGTACAGGACTATCCGCCTCCTACCCAATGTCTCTACCATCTCCCTCTTCAACATATGGATACCGCCACAGGCCATGAACAACCCACTAGGGTACACGATGTTGCAGATAACAGCCGTCTTCTCTGACTCTACTATATACACCGGAGCGTCATTGGGATAGAAGTTGATAAGGAACTCCCCGAACAGGCATTGCCTGAGCAGGTAATCCTGACCGTCCAGTATATGCACCCAACATACATGATCCATGGGGATCTTTACCCTCTTCCCGTCAGGCCCGTAGTCCATTATCTTCCCGGTTCGCACCACCCAATTCTTATCCAGTTGCCAGAACACACAGCACTTACCCCAGTCCCCGAATCTCATCATCCCCACCTTATACAAGCTAAATGCCCTATTGGTATGATACGATCCGAAGATATTGGATAGATAATCTTGAAGATCGGATGTCTCGAAAGGATTAAGGGTCTCAAACATCTTGTTTACTGGGATACAGTTGGCTATATCTGGGTTCACAGGAGGCCTGTATCTTCTTAGCACTTTGTTAGAATCGGTAAAAAGATCATTGCTCCCAAGCTCATTGCCTGTTGGATATTTAAAATAACCACATTTATTTTTGTGATCACATACTCCAAACTGCTCCCCTACTATC